AGTTGAAAAGCCCCCTTTTATTAGGGGGTTTTTCTTTTACATTTGATATTTATTAATGAATTATATTTATAATTTACTAGCTAAAGTAGTCACTAAACATAGTTAGTATAAAAAAAATTAACAATCCTGAGAGTAGTGACTCAACATTAGGAGAAATAAAATGGCAAAAAGAATAGGTAAATATAAAATAAGTAAAAGAGAAAGTGAATTTTCTTTAAGAGATGGCGGAGTAGCTTCAGGTGGTTTACACGCTAGAGGATATGCTACAACACAACCAAGTATAACGACTAAATGGCCAGCACATAGTGCAGTTGGTGACGGTGCAGATAAAACATTAACTATTGCACAAATTCTTACAGGTGTTATCACTAGTGACCCAACAGCTGATAGAGATTTTACAATGCCTACAGCTGCTTTAGCAGTTGCTGGTGTAAAAGGTGTAGCTGTGGGAGATTGTATTGATTTTACAATTATCAATTTAGGTACAGCCGGTGCAGATGAAATCATTACATTAGCTGCTGGTACTGGTGGAACTTTAGTAGGAAGTGGTGCTGTTCTTACTTCAGACCCAGTTAATGATGCTTTCAGTCAAGGTAGTGGATTATTCAGAGTGAGATTCACAGGCGTCGCGTCTGGTTCAGAAGCAATTCATATATATAGATTAGCTTAATCAACCTAAAAAACAATAACTTAAAAGGGTGGGATTTATTTCTTACCCTTTTTTGTTTTCTTTGATATTTATATATGAAAGATTATACCCAATTTTGGAGAAATAAATGTCAAAATTTCAATTTTTATACGAAGACCCAGCAAGTGGTATTGAAGTTACTGGTTCAACACCACATGGAATATACGATGCAGATTCTGAATTTCAATCCGATAGTTTAACGGTTTGTAAATATGTTTCAAGAAAACTTGGACATCCAGTTATGCAATTGGAGTTTAATAGTGGTTCTATATACGCTTGTTTAGAAGAAGCTGTTTCAGAATACTCACAACAAATCAATCATTACAATACAAAGAATTGGATGTGGGAACATTATGGAAATACATCAACAACTACTGGAATGAGTTCAACAGGTTCTCATGAACCAGAAACTCCTGTGGGTGGGTTATCTTTATTTACATTATCAGAACAATACGGACAAGCTGTAAATGTTGGTGGTAATGCTACTATGTTTACGGGCTCAATAACCATCACATCATCGCAACAAGTTTATGATTTACCAAGTGAGGCTAGTTTAGAGGAAGCTGTAACAACTTCAAATCCATTGGTTGTTCAACGAGTATTTAATCAAGCACCAGCTGCTATATCTAAATTCTATGACCCATTTGCTGGAACTTATGATAATATAGAATTATTAGATTCATTTGGATTCGGTAATGTATCACCAGCAGTATCCTATATATTAAGACCAATATCCTATGATTTAGCTAGAGCTAATGCGATTGAAACAAATGATTTGATTAGAAAATCTGCGTATTCATTTGAATTAATTAACAATAAAATGAGAATATTTCCAAAACCTACATCAAAAGATAATGGTGATAAAATATATTTTCATTATTATAAACGAAATGATATGACGGATGTTACTCATAGTAAAACAACTGGTAAAGTATCCGACCCATCAAATATTCCATATAAATTCATTACATACAATGAAATAAATTCAATGGGTAGAAATTGGATTAGAAAATACACCTTAGCATTGTCAAAAGAATTATTAGGAATCATTAGAAGTAAATATGCTTCATTACCATTACCAAATGGTGAAGTATCTATGGATGGAGAGGCTTTGAAATCTGAAGGTAGGGAAGAAAAAGCAAATCTATTGGAAGAATTGAGTGAGTTTTTTGAAGCAGTTAGTAAAAAAGAACAAGCAATTACTGAACAAGAAGTTGCAAATGCTCAACAAGAGGTATTAAATAAAGCTCCATTAAAAATATACATAGGATAAATAAATGTCACAAACAAAACCATTTTTTATACCACAAAAAGAATTTGATTTAATTAATCAGATGAATGAAGAATTGATTGATGAAATCATTGGACAATCAGTTGATATTTACAAAGTAAATGTCGAAAGAACAGAAGATAATGTTTATGGGGAATCAACAGCTAAATACTATGATATTGGATTTAGAGTTAATTGTTTAATTAACTATAATGAACCTGAAATCATACAAGACGAATTTGGTGCAGATACTAATTCAAGTATAGAAATGTTTTTCCAAAGAGAAAATCTCGCAAGTGGTTCATTAAATTTTTATCCTGAAATGGGTGACATTGTGGATTGGAATGATTACTATTGGGAAATCAATGGAACAACAGAACCACAATTATTTGCTGGACATCCAAACTTTAAACACAACATTGTAGCTACTGCACATCGTTCAAGATTATCATCGTTACAAATAGAAGAAAGGCCTAAATAATGAGTTTAGATATTTTAAAAGAGAGATTTAGTGGAAAACCAATAACTTCTCAATATGAAGACCAGATAGAAAACAAAGAAAAAATTATTGAAAAGTTAGAAGAGGAAACAAACAACTTATCTAACCAAGTAGTAAATTTAGAAAATGAAAAAAATAATTTATTACAAGAATTAAATAAAGCGAGACATTTTGAAGAGGGTGCTTTTTCAATAAAGGAAAAAGACTTCTTAAAAGAAATAAAACTAAAAGATAGAGATGTTAGGAGATTAAAATCACAATTCAATCCTTTACATGAAAAAATTAATAAACAAAAAAATAGATTATCTTATAAAGATGATATAATAACAAAATATACAAAAATAATCAAAGAGTCAGAAAAAAAAATAAATAAACTTAACTATAGATTAAATTATGAAAAGAAAAATAGTAAAGAAGTTGTTAGTGAAATAAAATTAGAAAGAAAAAAAACTTATCAAGATTATATAAATAATTTAGACGCTTATGAAAATGCATTAACATCAAAAAATGAAATGATAAGTAATTATAAAACTAAATTAAAAGAATCTTTAAATAAACTAATAGAAGCTAATAATCTAATTAATAACTTACAAAAAGATATTAAAATTAATAAAAATGTAAGACAAGAATTAAGAGAGAAAAAAGAAGAAATTACAAATTTAAATGGGCAAGTTTATTCTTTATCAAAAGAGGTAACACACCTTTCAAGTTTATCACAAGAAAATTCTATATTAGAAGCTAAATTAGAAAAAGCTCAAAGTTTTCAAGATATAATAGTTGATAGAAAAGATGAGTTTAATAAATTTTTAAAAGAAACAAATAATTTAAGCACATTTAAATTAATCAATGTATTGACAGATGTTTCAAGAAAAAAACAAGGTATTGAAAAATTAACTTGGAATGATTGGTTAAAAATACCAGAAAGTAACTATTTATTTAATTTAGATGAAAACATAGCTAAAAAAATATTTAACGAAAGTCAAATGATAGTTGATAAATCAAGAATATCTATGAAAGGTAATTTAAATGAATATAGACATTTTAGTACTGGTAGAGGTGATGCACCTGATTTAAGATTAGAACCATTAAAAATATCAGGATTATCATTTTATGGAAATGTCGAAAGCACAGTTAAATCCACTGTAACTGACCCATCTTGGGGAGTTCAAGATGAAGTAACACAAATTACGGATTTAAGTGATAATCGTAATCACATAGTTGAAATGCAATCATCACATTCAGGTGATACATCTGGATTAAAAGATGGAACTACATCCATAGGTAATCCACACATAGATACAGGTTCATATGGTATAAGATTTGGATATAGACCCCCACAATCAGGTGGTAATTCAAAAGCTGATAGAATGAGTTTTACAAATACAATGTTATTAGATGGATTTACTGCTTTTTATGTAATTCAACAACAAGATAATGCAGGTGATGATGCAGATGGTGAAACAGAAAAAACTAACTTAGGACAAGCGATTGGTGAAAATATTGATAATCAAATTACATTCCAGGGTAATTATGCTGGCGATGGTGGTAATGTTATTGGTATTAGAGGAAAGGATGATAGTGATAATGATGCTGCTCAACTAAATGCAAGTTCAGATGTAGTATATAATACTAAATTCTTACTAACGATTAAAAAAGCTTCACATGCTGATGGTGGACTGGTAACTGTATTTATAAATAAAACCAATGTTGGAACAAGTAGTGCTTTTTCTAAAGATGTAGATGTTAAAATAAATATGATTGGTGATGATAGTTTTGCTACAGATGCATTTGACTTATTTGAAATGGCGTATTACAATAGAGAGTTGGATAGTGACGAAATAGAAAAGTTACAAAATTATTTTGTTAAAAGACAAAGTTTAGTTGATAATTTTCAATAATAGAGGATACTGATGGCTGTTCAACAAATCACACATAAGAAAATTACGAAGTTTGATACTTCTAATCCTAATTATCAAGAAAAACCTCAAGTTAAAAAAGAGGAAGTAAGTGGTAATGTTAGAGATGATGAAGATGTTTATGGTGAAAGAAAACATACTTACACACCTGAACCAAATGGTAATTTACAAATGGAACAAATGATGGGTAAGTTGATGAATAAGTTGGATAACTTTGATTCACCAAGTCAAACAGGTGTGAAAGCCATTGAAGTGGATATTAAGAAAGAAATTGCAATTGGTAAAGCTGATATGAGTAGTATTAAATCAGAAGAGGTTAAAGGTAAAGTAAACAATAAACTTGATAAACTTAAAAAACTGAGAAGACGAAATGGCCGTTAATAAGATTACAAACAAAGGTGTGGTGAATAAAGAATTAGTCAATAGGGCTAATCAGGTATCTACTAAAGGAACTACAATTCGTGGTAATAGAGAAACCACTATTGTACCAGGTAACAACTTTGCAGATAATTATTCCATTACTTTAAAAGATGTTGATACTGCAGTTTTGAATCATGTAAAGAATGTGATGAAACCAAGAGTAAAAGAAGCAAATGAAACTCTAAAAATACCTGTTTATTATGGTAATGAAGAAAGATGGAAAGCTGTTAGAAGTCGTGGAGTATTAAGAGACAAAAACAATTCATTAATACTTCCATTAATAATGTTACGAAGAACAGAAGTTTCAAGAAATGATTTATCAGGTCAAGGATTCCCACATGATGTTAGGGGTAATCATATAGAGGTCGTAAGAGCTAATAAATGGAGTAAAGACAATCAATACGATAGATTTTCAGTTCAACAAGGTGTTCAACCTGTTTATGATGTAATCACTACTGGAATGCCAAATTATTCAGATGTAACTTATGAATTTATACTTTGGACAAACTTCATTGAACAGATGAATCCATTAGTGGAATCTTTTGTAGACCAATCACATACATATTGGGGTGGTGGAACTAACAATAAATTTTTATGTACAATCGATAGTGTATCAGATGCATCTGAAATGAATCAAGATGGTGAAAGATTTATTAAATCAACATTTAGTGTTACGACAAAAGCTTATTTATTACCAGAATATCTAAATTCCATTATTACTAACAAAGTATCAAATATGAAAAAATTTACAACACCATCAAAGGTTACCTTTGGTACAGAAGCTGATGCAACAAATGAACAAATAGGAAAATAAACCACTCGTTTTAAAAATTCATATATATTTATATATAAAACATTAATGGAGGTTATAAATGCCAGAAGAATCAAAATTTACAGAAGAAGAATTAAAAAAATTAAAAGACATACAAAATCAATATGTTAACATACAAAATAAATTTGGACAATTAAAATTAGCTCAAATTAGATTAGAGGAAGAAGAAATTCAATTAGAAGAAACTTTAAAGTCTTTACAAAGTGATGAGCAAAAATTCCTTGATGGTATTACGGATAAATACGGACAAGGTAGTTTGAATCCTGAAACAGGTGTATTCACACCAACAGAATCTGAAAATAAATCTGAATAAAATAAAAAAAATCGTTGTTTGGTGATTGATTCATATATTTATATATGAATAATACTAATGCGCAAATATAGTATTTACCTCAAAAATTAAAAAGTTAACTTAGGAGAAATTCAATGGCCTAAAAAATTATAAGTCCTGGTGTATTTAAAAATGAAATATACCAGACTTTATTACAGTCTGCTGTGTCTGATATTGGAGCTGCACTTATCGGACCAACCGTCAAAGGTCCTGCAGGAATCCCAACCGTTGTAACATCATATTCTGATTTCCAAGCGAAATTTGGAGATGTGTTTAAATCTGGTTCGGATTCAGTCCAATTCTTAACATCACATGCAGCTGAAGAGTATTTAAAAAATTCAGACACATTAACCGTAGTAAGAGTAATGGATGGAACATTTGGAAATGCTACCGCAGTAATATCATCTTCAGTAGTAACTGGAGCTGGATTTGCAAGTTCTTCAATAAAAATTGGTGGTGAGTTAAGATTAGGTTCTCAACCAAGTTCTTCAGCACACCAATTAAAAATCAATGATGTGGATTTTGTACTTGTGACATCAGCCTCTTTATTTAATGCCAATGATACTGAAAAATATGTAGAGATTGGTGGTGGTAGTGGTAGTATAGCAATTAATTTAAGAAATGCTATTAATAATGCATCAAACACAGGAGTATCAGCGTCTGTAGGAACTAGTGGTACAAGCGTAGCTTTTGATGTGTTGATTCTTTCTGCTTCAGTAGCTGGTACTGCTGGTAATATATCAGTTAGCACCTCCTCTGTTGCTGGAAATAGTGAGAGAGTATTTGGTGCAACTGGTTCAAACGCTGCTGGTGTGTTTAATTTAACAGGTGGTGTAAGTGGTAATCCTGGTTCAGACAAATCATTTACATTAAGAACAATTGCTGATGGAACAATAATGAACAATGCCGATTCTACTGCTACAACAAGTAGTATTCTTACAAGTGGTTCAATTCATAACATTAGACACGAAGTTTCAAATGTAAATACTGCAAAAGGTACATTTACATTATTGATTAGAGCAGGTAATGATAACATTAAAAGAAAACAAGTGCTTGAGACATTTACAGGTGTAAATCTTGACCCTAACTCAACTAATTTCATTGGAAGAGTAGTTGGTGACCAAAGACAAACTGTTAGAAGTGATGGAAGTACGAAGTATCTTGAACTAACAGGTTCATTCCCAAATAAATCTCGTTTTGTAACTGTAGAAAATATTAACAAAACTATAGATTATTTGGATGAAAATGGTAAAATTAGACTAAATTCATTTTCTGGTTCTTTACCAAATGCTGGTAGTGGTTCATTGAATGGTGGATTTAGTGGTGCTACAGATGGTGTGAGTGGTTTTGACTCTTTAGGTAATTTTAAAGGGACTGCAACACAACCAATTAATTTCTATGAAACTATCAGTACACAAACACAAGGTTTTTCACCAACTGATTTAACAACCGCAAATGGTGGAGCTGCTTATTCAGAAGCTCTTGACTTGTTATCAAATCAAGATGAGTTTGATATTAACTTAGTTTTACTACCTGGATTAGTTCACTCTGAACATAAAGCAATTACAAATAAAGCAATTGATATGTGTGAAGATAGGGGTGATTGTTTTGCAATTATTGACCCTGTGGTTTATGCTAAGAATCCAGCAGATGCTGTAACACAAGCTGAAGCAGTTGATTCAAACTTCGCAGCTATGTATTACCCGTGGATAAAAGTTTCAGACACAAGAGTTGCTGGAGCTCAAAGATGGGTGCCACCATCAGTAGTATTAGGTGGTATATATGCATTCAACGATAGAGTTGCACACCCGTGGTTCGCTCCTGCTGGACTGAATCGTGGTGGAATTACAACTGCTATCCAAGCTCAAAGAAAACTAACTCAGGCAAATAGAGATACATTGTATGATTCAAATGTTAATCCAATCGCAACATTCCCTGGACAAGGTGTAACGGTGTTTGGACAGAAGACTCTTCAAAAGAAAAATTCTGCATTAGATAGAATCAATGTAAGACGATTATTAATCAGAGTTAAGAAGTTCATAGCTTCTTCTTCAAGATTCCTTGTATTTGAACAAAATACAGCGGCAACACGAAGAAGATTCTTAGGAATTGTAAATCCATTCTTAGAAAATGTACAATCACAAAGTGGTTTAAGTGCATTTAGAGTAGTGATGGATGAAACGAATAACACACCTGACACAATTGATAGAAATCAATTAGTTGGACAATTATTCTTACAACCTACAAGAACTGCTGAGTTTATTGTATTGGATTTCACAATACAACCAACTGGTGCTTCTTTTCCAGAGTAATAGTTAGTTAAAAAACTAAAAGAAAAGGGATTTATTTAAATATAAGTCCCTTTTTTTTATAAATTTTAATATTTATATATGAAAGTAAAGGTTTAAGTATTTAACAGGAGAATTTAAATGGCCGAACTATTAGAACCACAAGATATAATGTTTACCCCTTTTGAGCCAAAGCTCAAAAACAGATTTATAATGCAAATAGATGGTATCAACGCTTACTTAATTAGAGCGATGAACAGACCATCATTGGAATCAGATGAAGTAGTATTAGAACATATGAATGTAACAAGATATGTTAAAGGTAAGTCAAGATGGCAACCTTTAGAAATTACTTTATATGACCCAGTTGTTCCATCAGCTGCTCAACAAGTTCATGAGTGGGTGTTGTTACATCACGAATCAACCACTGGTAGAGATGGATATTCTGATTTTTATAAAAAGAATATAACTTTTAATCTTTTAGACCCAGTTGGAGCTGTGGTTGAAGAGTGGGAATTAAAAGGTGCGTATATCCAATCAGCTAATTTTGGTGACTTAGCATTTGACTCATCAGACCCTGTTGAAATATCATTAACATTAAGATATGATTACGCAATACTTAAATTCTAATAAATACTTAAACTAATATATAAGAAAAACCCTTGAATAAAAATCGAGGGTTTTTTTATTTTATATATATTTATATATGGAGATTATAATGAAAACAACATTTGAAGAAATAATAGATATAGTTTTAGACCACGAAGGTGGTTATGTGAATGACCCTGATGATGCTGGTGGTGAAACCAAATATGGAATCGCTAAACGATGGTATCCTGATGTGGACATTAAAAATCTCACAAAAGAACAAGCTAAAAAAATATATCATACAGACTATTGGAGACGAGGTAAGTGTGATGATGTTCCCCCACAATTAAGACATATATACTTTGATATGTGTGTTAATTTTGGTAGAAGTGGTGCTGTTAAAGTATTACAACAGGCTGCTAATTCTAAGAGTAGAAACAAAATTAGTGTAGATGGTGGAATAGGACCAAATACAATAAATGCTATACAGAAAATAAGTGTAGATGTAGTAAGAGCATATCGTGTGTTACGATTTGCTAACATAGTTATAGATAAACCAAATCAAGAGAAATTTTGGTTAGGTTGGTTTAGACGAGCAATTGAAGTTTAACCAAAGTTATAGGAGACAAAAATGTCAACAGATA